TTGCCAAGCTGGTAGAGAAAAAGCCGGATACCAAGGTTGAAATACTAAACGGAATGCTATTCAACACCACGGATGATAAATGGCATCAGGTGGTGATATGGAAGAAGAATCTCATTTTTACACAGGCATTCAACACGAAAAGGCTAATCGGTTTCCGATGGCACGTAACACCGGGTGAGACCTATGGCCGTGGCCCTATCATGCAAGTCCTGGCGGACATTCGAACGGCAAACAAGGTAAAGCAGTTTTACCTCGAAAATGCCGCTATCCAAATGGCGGGTATTTATACGGGGATGGATGATGGCGTATTTAATCCTCACACAGTCAGGATTGCCCCAGGTACGATTATTCCGGTAGGGTCAAATGCCTCCAGCAATCCGTCACTGACATCAATAACGCCCTCGGGGAACCTTCAGTTAGGCGAGTTTGTCTTGTCTGACTTACAAGAGAATATCGAGCGGGCTTTGATGTCTAACCCTCTAGGTGATATTACCGATCCCGTGAGGACAGCTACCGAGCAGATTATAAGGCGCCAGGAAAGCCTGAAAGATGAGGGGTCTAGTTTCGGCAGGCTGAAGTCTGAACTGATCGAGCCAATGGTTACAGCAATTACCGATATCCTACAGACAAGGGGCAAGATTGCGCTGTTTAGGGTGAATGGGCGGGAGGTGACTATTCGGCAGGCCAGTCCCCTTGCCAAAGCCGAAGCAATAGAGGATTTCCAGAATTCACAATTGTGGTGGTCATCAGTCCAGACTTTGCCGCCAGAGGTTGTTATGGGATCGGTGAAGGTGGAAGAAATACCGTCATATTGGGCGGACAAGCTGGGCATTCCTGGCGATCTGGCAAGGGATGAAGCCGAGCGGGCCGAATTTGCCCAGAAGATGCTGGATATGGCGCAACAGGTAGGGCCTGAGCTTGAGTAACTTTTTTGATGATCTGAATGGCTTGACAGGTAATCTTGAAGAAGCCAAAAAGCAAGTGGCCGATATTGAGGCCAGAGGGGCCAAGCTGGATCAGCTCATACACAAGGTTTTTAGGCAGACAGAGGAAGGCCGGGAATTACTAGAGATATGGCAGAAAGCATTGATAAACCGCCCCACGGTTACAGAGGTATCTACTCAATTCGGGGCAGGCATTGAAGAAGGCAAAAAAACGTTTATTCGTGGGATTGTATTAACTGTTGAAAGGATAGAGAGAGATGAGTGATTCTGATACCGCAGTAGCGCCAGAAGCAGAAGGAACAACTGAAGAAACCCAAGAAGCAACAACAGAGCAGACAACCGAGGTACCGGAATGGTTATCAAAGAAGTACATGACGCCGGAACGGTCTCTTGAGGAAGCGATACAGGAACAGGCCAAGGCTCACAGGGAACTGGAGAAAAAGTTTGGTTCGTTTACTGGAGCACCGGAAGAATACGAGGTAACAGTATCTGAAGAGCTGAAAGAGCGCGGTTTCGAGGTAGACGATAACGACGTTCTGCTGGATGAGGCTAAGGTGTTTGCGAAAGAGATTGGCATGAGTCAGGATGGTTTTAACCGCATGGTTGAAATGTGGGCCAAGACTGAATTCGCCAAAGCCGATCTAGAGAACGAACGCATATCCAACGAAATGAAGGCGCTTGGAAAGAACGCGGAGGCCAGGGTTAAAAATCTAGCCGACTGGGCTAGTGCTAACCTGCCACCTGATTTGATCGAGGGCTTTCAGCAGGCAGGAATTACTGCTGGTGCAATACAGGCTATGGAGCAAATGATTGCCATGACGCGCAACGCACCGGCCACCCCATCAGGGGCGCAGGGCGCACCGGGCGCGACGGCTGAAGAAGTGCGTAAGATGCAATTTGAAAAAGACGAGCACGGCAACCGGCGCATACAGACTGATCCTGATTTCCGCGCGCGCTACAACAAGCTGCGAGATCAGGTGTATGGCACTGAGCCGCACCGAAAAATGGTAGGTTGACAAAGACTAAAGTAACTTGCTAGGTTCGAGATAACTTCAGCCGATACCCTCTACAGGCCGGTAATACGAAGGTTTAACGCAACGTTAGCCACCCGTATCCCGGTCACTGGCAAAGCGAAGCATAAAACGTTTTGTTACTAGAGAGGGCATATTAATGTCTAAGAATCTGACTAGTGCTGCCGTTATTGAATTTGATAACGAGGTCAAGCACGAATATCAAGGGACAAAATCACTTCGCGAATGCGTGACGGTACGCACTGGCGTTGTTGGCGAGTCCTATAAATTCACTCGCATGGGAAAGGGACTGGCGAACCAGAAGGCGACCCAGGCCGACGTAACCCCGATGGACGTGTCACACGCGCGCCAGACCGCGACAATGGAAAACTGGAACGCGCCGGAATACACGGACATTTTTGATCAAGCGGAGGTTAATTTCGACGAACGCACAGAGCTTGCAATGACTATAGCGAAAGCAATTGGTCGGCGCGAAGATCAACTGGTTATTGATGCCATGACGGCATGTAGCTTTGCGGCCACGAATGACGGGAACCCCGACACGGCCCGCGTGTTCGATATCTCCGCTGCGAGCAACTTTAGCCTGGATGGAATCCGTTCTGCGGTGGGGCATCTGGACGATATCGAGGCGGAATCAGAAGGCCGGTATATCTGTTTGCGGGCGCAGGCCATGCAAACACTTCTGGAAGACACCGACGTTACCAGTTCGGACTTCAACACCGTCAAAGCACTGGTTAACGGCACGCTGGACACCTATATGGGCCTGACCTTTAAAAAGATCGGAACCCGTACCGAGGGTGGACTGCCTGGCGTTGCTGCTGACCGCGTGGCCTACGTGTGGCAAAAAGCTGCTGTTGGTATCGCTATCGGTATCGACATGCAAACCACGGTGGACTGGGTAGCGCAGAAAACGTCATGGCTTGCCAATGGCATGTTCAAGGCTGGCGCGGTTGCCCGTGAACCACAGGGCATCGTGAAAATCCAATATGACGAGACCGCATAAGGAGGTTTTATGGCATACGCACTAAGCGGCTTGCAACAGGTGGGCCCGGGTGGTGTTGCGCCCAGGCTTTGGGTTTACACGTCCGAAGACGCTATCGCTACTGTGAACACGGCTGGATATTTCAATGATGCGTCCGACCTGCTGACTGTTCGCGATATCATTTTCGCAATTGACACGAATACGCCGACGAGTCATATCATCAGCGTACTGTCGAATGCGTCTGGCGTGGTGGACGTTTCTGACGGGTTGGCAATTACTGAAACCGACTCGGATTGAGGAATGGGGGCGCAAGCCCCCTGACCTATGGCCACTAAAATAGATATAGCGTCTAACGCGCTACTACTAATCGGCGATGTGCCGATTTCTGCGTTTACGGAACCCGGAGCAGGCGCACAGGTGGCCGCGAATATTTACGAAGACACCTACGCATCGGTATTAGCGTCACACCCGTGGTCGTTTGCTTTCAAAGAGCAGCGGCTATCAAGACTTACACAGGTTCCCGATCAGGAAACCAATTACAGCTATGCACACCAGGTGCCCGTTGATCTGATTCGTTTGTGGGCAATTCTCCCACATTCTGATTACGTTATTGTAGGCGGCTTGTTGTATTCGAATCAGCCAGACCTGTTAGCACGGTATATTTACCGTGTTATGGAGCAGGACTTGCCAGCGCAAGTGATTAAGGCGGTAGAGTACAAACTAGCAGCCGATTTTGCGATAGCGATAACGGAAGACGAAAAGAAAAACGCGCTATATGAGCAGAAGTTTTTACGCCAGTTAGCAATGGCGAGAAGCATCGACTCTCAAGGCAGGCCGCAAGAGTCTGTTATTGATTCGCCATTTGTGGATGTGCGAGGCACTGGGGGGCGCTGGTGACAATATGGACTATTCAATCCAACCTCAATCGTGGCGAGCTAGACCCTAAATTAGTCGGCAGGATTGATTTGCAGGCGTATTATAACGGTCTCAAGTATGCGCAGAATCTCCTACCAATCCCGCAGGGTGGAGTGAAAAAGCGCCCAGGTATGGCGTATCTGGGCACGGCTTTGGGTGATGGGAGGTTGGAAAACTTCAGCTTTAACACCGAGCAAAACTATTTACTCGTGTTTACTGACACAAAAATGCAGGTGTATAAGGATGGAGTGCTGCAGACCAACCTCAACGGCTCCGGGAACGATTACATAAACACCCCATGGCCATTGGCAGAGATCAGAGATTTCGATTATATCCAGACGGCTGATACCGTCATCATCACACACCCGGACTATGCTCCTAGATCAATAGTGCGGACAAGTGATACGAATTGGTCTCTATCCACCATAACGCTGACCAATATACCGCAATACGATTTTAACGACGGATTGAGTCCGACACCGGTTGACGAAGTGCAGGACATAAAGTTTACCAACGTCAACGAGGGCGACAGGTACAAGCTAAGCGTGGGAGGTGTGTTAACAGAGGAAATTGTGTACGCAACACCAGGCGCCGCTGGCGCTGTGACAAATGAGGAGCGAATGGTAGACGCTATGTTAGCTCTTATAAACACGGGCAATACAGGTATCGCAGTGGCGCAGCAAAGCACCGGCCCGGACGTGTTTAGGATTACGCTATCTGGCGAGTCTGCAAATGATTGGGAGTTGATATCGGGTACACCAATATTCACGAAAAACGCCAGTTTTGAGGTACTAACAACGGCGGTAAGCGATGGCACTAGCCGCAAGGAAGACGTATGGAGCGCAACACGTGGGTGGCCAGTGTGTGTTACGTTTCACGAGGGGCGATTGTGGTTTGGAGGCTCACGGTCAAGACCTCAAACAATATGGGGATCAATGGTAAATGATTTCTATAATTTCAAAGAAGGCCGCGCGCGGGATGATGAGCTGGTTTCCGCGACACTTGACACAGATCAGGTAAACGCCATTCGGTCTATATTTTCAAATAGGACGCTGCAAATATTTACGTCTGGAGGTGAGTTTTACGTCCCAGAGTCTCCGATTACGCCAGAGAATATAGCGGTGACGCCACAAACAAAGCTTGGCTCTAAACGGATACGTCCGATCTCAATAGATGGCGTGACGATGTTTGTCCAAAGGACTGGCAAGGCGTTGAATCAGTTTCAATTTATCAACGAATATCAAGCCAATCAGGTGAGAAACGTGTCTGTTCTAGCGCCTCATTTAATTAGAGACCCGATAGAGATTGTGGCCTCCAGGGGGACAGAGGATACAGACGCGAATTATGTTTATATTGTCAATTCGCTAGGATTTGTAACTGTGTTTAACACACTTGCCTCTGAGGATGTCGAGGGATTTACGGAATGGCAGACTAACGGCGCTATAAAGTCTTGCGCGGTAGTTGATGATCGGCTTTATTTTCTGGTTAGTCGGTCAGGCAATACAACGCAATATTTCGTAGAACGTGAAGATGATGAGTTAAACACAGACGCTGCAGTTAAAGAGTATGTGGCCAGTGACACCATTACGGGCCTTGGCCATTTAGAGGATGAAATTGTTAGCATTAAGGCCGATGGCGCGGTAAAGCCTAATCAAGTAGTAACTGGCGGGCAAATTACAATAGATCGTGTGGCCGAGACTATCGAGGTCGGCAAATATTACGCCATGTTCCTCGAAACAATGCCGCTTAAT